TGACACTTCGTCCGCAAGTTCCATGAACTTCTCGAACACAGCCATAAGCTCGCCTGCGTTAGAATTCGGTTGGAAGAACTGCATAGGGGCAGACGCATCGCCGTATTCGGACGACTTAAACTGCCATATCTTCCAAGGATACATCTGAGTAATGTCTTCTCCTGCTGGGAGGCGACTTACGTTTACGCCGACCTGTGGGCCAGATGAGATGCCCATATTGTTCGCTAGTGCGCGTGCTGCTGCGTTACACATATTCTGCGCGTCAATAGTCAGATCAGCTACCCCGTTTCCGTCGATACGTCCGGGGACTTTCTCGAAAGAAGTGAGGTAATAGGGTTTACGCCCGATAGGGTCGTAATTTAAGACAGCTTTAACAATAACGTTGTTAATCATCCAAACTTCGCAGGGGTAAGACTTGTGAGGGTCTTCAACCTCTTCTTCGGACATGCCCCAATCAATAAGCATCTGGCCGGGGATCGAGTCCCATAACTGCAACGCAGCAATGAGATCAGAGCTTGCGTCATCAAAGTCTTTATCAGTTACAGACTCCATTTCGCTGTCATAGTGCTCTAGCCAATCAAAGCCGCCTGCGCCGAAGTCAGCAAGTAGTGTACGTATGGCAGACTCGTCGTAGCCTTCAACACCCAACATCGCCTCAAGGTCTTCACGCGTTAAATGGTGAAGCTCCATGATTGGCATGTTCTGAATGTCATCGCCCCAAGGAGCGTAGTAGAACTTATAAGGGTCAACGCGTTCCCACTCGTCACGTAGTACGTCAACTGCGGCTAAGCCGCCTTTAACATACTTCATAGCTTTACGTTTGCGGGGTATCGGACCCTTTAGAACTGCAAACGGGAACGTCGCAAGATCGTTCGTGAATTCGTAGAGAGCTTTTACCCAGCCGCCCTCTGCAAGCTGATCTTCCATCTTCAGTTCCATGCGATCAACGCGCTTTTCCGCTTCGTGCTTCATAGCCCGCGTAGCCGTATCTTTCATGCCAGCGGCGAGATTTTTAAGCTCCATAGGGTCAAGCGGTCCGTTACCCGCACTATAGTACTGCTGAAGGTTTGCAGACATTATGCGTTGTAGGTTCGCCGCTACTTCAGGCGGAACCTCAGGAATTGGTGTTGGAGAAAGAGACCAAGGCTTATCAGCCCCAGTGCCTAGAAGTGTATCGCGCAACCATGCAGTAGCAGTCCTGCACTTAGTACTAACAATACCCATAAAGATTTCAGAGCCGCCTTGTTCACGTATCTCTGCCATCTTCGCTGGGTCATATTGCATGTTCCTTGCACGTACGCACGCAGACAACCGATCTTCGATTGTGTCGCGCTTATGATCTCGCATCACTTCCCACCGACGGCGGACATGCGCTGCAAGACCCTGTATCATAGGGGTCATCTGCTTTTCAGCAGACTCTCTCTGTGCTGCGGCCTCTAGGTCAGAGGCACGCGCAACGGGAATAAGTTGCGAACCTAGTGCCATTAAATATTATCTCACATGTGCGATACTATGGACACCATAGCGTTTATCTGCTAACAGGTCAACACATTACGTCCAGCCACGTGAGGATACCTTAACCACCTCGCGCCTTTCGTCCATTGAAGCCATGCCACCAAAGGTTTCTCCGCCGTCTGCGTGTAGACACATATACTGAAAAGCATCAGCTACATCCGACCATGGGTGCGATTTTTCTGGACTCTCATCCCTCACACCTTTCGTATTTATCTTGTAACGGTACTTACCCGCTAACGCCTGTACGAGTGGCAGCGCACCTTCGGGGTCGATAACAACTCCGTGCTTACCGTCGACGACGCGTGTCATAAACCTATCGACCGCTGCGATCCTAGCGGCCACTGAGTTCGTCTTCGCGCTCTTAACCATAAAGCCTTCGTTACGCCATATATCAGCGACAGTCCGCTCATCGGTCTGTGCACGCTGAAATGCAGCCGGGTCAATTATAATCAGTGAGCGTCTACCGGGGAACTTGTTAACCAGTAGAGGTTTTATCACTTCCCGCACAAACCTCAGTGCGCCCATGCCATCAGATATTTTCGCATCGTACACAACCAAGCGTCCGTCGTAGGCTACCTGCCCTATCACCGCCGCCGGGGTTAGACCCGCGTCGACACCGATCAACAGGGGGTCGTCAGAGTACATAGGTTTCATCGTAGTTTTCGCTACATGCACGTCTCTGTCAAACGAACGGAACACCGGTAGACCAGACAACGATTTACCGAACTGCGCGTTGATATACACGTCGATCCAGTCTTCGGTCTTACCTTGGGAGAGGTTGTCGTAGTAGTCATCCGGCAGGAACTGCGTCCAGTCGGCTTCGGGAGAGAGACCGCTGGGCTGTATCGTGATATGTACGTTCTCTGGCGGCTCAGTGAGCAGCGTTTCCCAGAAAGTATCCATGTCAGGGGGGTTAGTCATACCCCAAATGTGCATATTCGACCGTCCATCGTCGGTCACACACCCTACCCCGTTCATCATTTTGTCTGGGTAGCGACCTACACGGCCTTGTGCAGCGTTGTAAATGTCGGGGTGAATCTCTCTAAATTCGTCAAATATGATGAAACTAGCCTGTAAAGACAACAATCTACGCACGTCATTGGCGTCATCTAGCCCGCGAAATAGGACTTCGCACTCTACATCACCCATTTTTATGACGAATTTGTACTCTGTTTTGAGGAAAGAACCCATAATTCCATCGGGTATCCACTTCAAAAAGTCAGGAATTGACGTATCTCGGAGCTGTTCTCGCGTATTTCGCACCCAAATGCACCTAGAACGACGTATTCCGTCCTTACACGGGGCCATCTGTGCCGCATGGTGCACGATTTTCATAATACCGGCGGTGGTTTTGGTCGATCCGACCGGTCCAACAGCTAAAGATATGAACTTTTCCGAGTAGAAAAAGTCGTCGAGGCTCGCTATGACCTCAAAATTAACTTCATGTAGCATCGTCGAGCGCCTGACCTTCGATTGTGATGGCGTCGTCTCGGTCCTTAGCGCGTGTGATGTTGATTATGACCTGTGGTCCACCACCTGTGTTGTCCGCTTTGGTATCCGGTTCCAGTTTGCCGAGCTTATTCAGCATTTTTTGGAACTCTATCCGGGCCATGGGGTTTATTGTGGGGTTCTGCATATGGCGGAACAAGTTATCTAGGTTAACTGCACCCAGCATTCGAGCTACCGTCTCCATTTTGGACGGGTCTTCTTCAATCGCCAGCATATCCGCAGGGGACAAGATGGGTTTATCGACCTGTGTAGGGTCTATTGCTTTGTACAGTTGTTTGCTCATGGTGTCAGATGCTAACGCGTGAGCACATCTGTGTCAATATTTGGAATTTAAATGAACAAGAGGTTAGCAGCTTAAAAAGGGTCAAATTTTGGGTTGCGGTATACGTGTTACATAAGGGCTGGGTGGCCGGGCACCCCCCGTCGGTCCCGCCCCCCTCGTGTTTACGCGGCGCTATAGGTGTAAGGTCGAACCGCTGAGATATTTAATCTGTCATGCTTTAGAACCTTGCCGCCACACGGTGTATGTGCTCGCCCCTGTATCTTTGCGCGTTTGTCGCTTCTCGCTCAAACTCTATCGGATACGCTAACAGTCACGGGGAAAAACGCATACACGCATTGCGCGCAGAAATTCGCGCTCTGTGTTGATCGGGTAACGCCGGTAAACCTTGTACAGTTAACAACTGTTAATGACTTGTTCCGTTCGGTGTATGACCTCTGATGTAGGATAAATGCGCACTATGCGCAGGCGACCAATCACGCCCCTGCAAATTAACGGTCTTTGATTGGTCAAGTCTTTAGGGGCTTGCATTATGCACATGCAATAACGCGTGTTCATAACCTCAACCCCTTAATAATTTGGAGCAATATCATGCGTAAATCATCAGCAATCAAAAAGTCAATCAACACCCTTGCACGTAACACCAAGTCATTGCGCGACAAGTACCACGTCATTCTGTGCGAAATCGCCGGACACGCTTACGAGCATAGCGACCCACGTATGTTTGACGACATACTCAATGCCGCGTCAGGTATGAACCGCAAGCAAATGGTCAAGTGGATAACCGCTAATGGCTTTGCACGTTTCGAGAAGGACATTGCAGTCACTAACAAGTCAGCCATTAAAGACGCTGACTTTGTCGACGGCGACGCGGTTGTCGCGTACCTAATGGATCAAGCCAAGTGGTACGAAGGCGAGCAATCCGTATCTCAAATCGTCAAGGACTTAGACGTTCAACAGTTGTTGGCCATGGTCCACAAGAAGCTCGACGACGCTGAGTCAAATGGTGCAGAGGTTACTAACAAAGACCCACAAGCCACTGCAAAACTGATCGACCTCATGGCTGAACGTGCTAAGCGTGCGGCATAATCCACTGCGCAAGGGGTATTTAGACACGAAATGGCTTGTCTAGTCGTTTGTCTAAATACCCAAGCCACCTAAGTGTATGTTTTATATAGTATATATTATTATATTTAGACAATTAGACAATTAGACAAGAATAAAT